GCAGAAGATGCAACTACAAAAACATATACCGTTAATGTTATACGTGCTGCAGCGTCAACGGTCAGTTCATTATCAGCAATCGGTTTATCAGCTGGACAATTATCTCCAGCCTTTTCCGCTGAAAACAATTCATACAGCGTTGATGTATCAACCGAAACTACTACATTTGCTATCACCCCAACTAGCACATCTGCCAACTCAAAGATTGATGTAGAAGGAAGCGATGTTGCATCTGCAGCGGCAAGCTCGCCAATCAATATTTTAATAGGATCAAATATATTGGTAGTCACATGCACAGCTGAAGATGGAATTAGTATATCAACATACACTCTTACAGTTAAGCGCGCAGATTTTTCCGATAGCGTTTCAACTTTTGAATCAAAATCAAATGCGCTTGGGTACGGTGTATCGGACGTTTCAATACTTGATACTTTTAATGTAAACGACTTGCAACTTGTTAATCAGGTACAAAGTTTAGCAGATTGTGCTAAGAATTTGCCACATCGCTTGATGGAAATGGGTATCAAGAAAGCTACAGAATTGGTACTCAATAATCCAACAGCAGCTTCTTTGATAGAACAAATTGATGATCTTGCAAAAAAATATGAAGCTATCAAAAAAATAGCCGATCTTGCAAATCCCAAAAAGATTAAACCAGAAACTCTTATTGAAGCATTACTTGCATCACAAGGATTGACTGGAATAGCATTGGTAAATAAAATTAATGATATAGTAAACAACTTTTCAGATGTATCTGGACTATCAGATATACTTAATAATTTAAACAATCTTGATGTTTGCCGAACAACTAACTATTTACCAGGAGGAGCAACCGTTCCCAACCCTACAAACATACCATTAGCAACTCCACCGCCAGCTGTAGGCGGTGTCGTAGCTCCAGTAGCAAACGCTTCTTATGATTCGCAACCAAAGGATGCATATGACTCATTCATATTCCAATTAAAAGAATATCTTGATAAAGACCCTCAAAGAGTAGCAGCATTAGGCGACACAGATTTGCAAAATTACATACGTATGCTAGCAGTATTAAATACTCTTGCATATTCATATCATGATAATATTAGTCGAACAACCGATGATACCAAAGACGCTGAATATAAAGCAACATATCTTAAATTGGTTGCTGATGAATTAGCTAAACATCCTGAGTGGGATGCTGCAACAAAACTTGACTATAACGGGAGATCTGCCGCAATTGAAAATGAAATAACACGCAATACAGCTGTGATACGCGCCTATTATGCACGCAATTCTGCAGCTACTGGTGATTGGATACCAATGTATATGACGGTGTATGGATCTGCAGCGATAGATAAAACCACCGCACAGGATCAAAATAAAGCTGATGCTGGAGTCAAAGGATATGAAGGTTTTAGTCAAAGCAAAGGAGCATATGGCGCAACTCTGGTGGAAGGAGTTAGTGTGGCATCCAACTATTGGACTGGTAAAACGGTTCTTGAAATACGTTATGCTGAAGATCAAACACCAGTGGGAAGTGGGCGTGTTACTGTTCATGATACAGGTGGCATGTCAAACAATGTGATTGACTACTATTGTGGATCTAACGAATCATTATACAAATCAATTCAAAACAAAGGTATCAACACTAGCGGAAAAACCCGCCCATCATATGCTGTACCAATCCAAGTGCGCGTTGTAAGTGGTGCGCCAAAAGCAGGTAAGACGCTTTGATATAAATAGAATGTAATGAGTAATATCTTATCGGATTACAATTCTTCAAACATAACGTCAAGTAATGTTGCTAAGAAGTACATATATTCTGATTTGGACTTATCATTTATCGTTCATCCTGTTCTTAAAGACATCAGACCAATTACAGATATTGATGCTGTAAAGAACAGTATAAAAAATATAGTCCTGACAAGTTTTTATGATCATCCGTTTCATCCTGAAATTGGAAGTGGTGTCCGCGCTTTACTGTTTGAGCCAGCTAGTATTTTTACTGCTCTTTCGTTAAAGGATGAAATACAGCGATGCCTTGGTCAGTTTGAACCAAGAATAAACAATGTGACCGTTCAAATATATGATGACAGCGACAACAATGCATACCGCATAACCATAGGATTTGTTGTACTATACGATCAAGAAGAAGAAGTTCAATTTTATTTAACCCGTTTAAGATAATCAATATATGTCAATTTCTAGACAAACACTAAATGTAACCGAATTGGATTTTGATGCAATCAAACAAAATCTAATTGATTATTTTACAACAAGCGATTCACCATTTAGTGATTGGAATTATACTGGCAGTGGATTAAACCAACTGCTAGATGTATTAGCATACAACACACACTATAATGCAATTTTGGCGCATATGGCACTAAATGAAACATTTATTGACAGCGCACAATTGCGCAGCAGTGTAGTTTCAAATGCAAAACTTGTTGGGTATATTCCTCGCAGTCGAGCTAGTGCTGCTGCTTCAATAACTGTTTCATTTGTTGGTGATGGGCGATCAGCCATTACTTTACCACGCGGAAGCAATTTTAAAACAAGTATCAATGGAAAAACTTATGTGTTTCTCAACCTCGACGAATTGGTTATAAACAAAGACTCTGGGCAAAATTTATATACCGAAACAATTAAAGTTCAACAAGGTAGTATTGAGACTAAACGTTTTCAAGTTAATAATGTATCTGAAAAATTAACATATCAAATTGATGATGAAAATGTTGATATTAGTACACTTATTGTTAGAGTATACAGCAGCAGCAGCCAACAAACCGCTGACATCTATACTCCTTTTACTGAAGTAAGCATAGGAAGTATAAATGGCAATAGCCAAATTTATCTTCTTAACGAAAATGTTTATGGCAAATATCAACTAGAGTTTGGTAATAATATTTTTGGAAAACGACCTAACAATTTAAGCATAATTGAATTTGAATATCTCACAACAGCCGGTGTTGATAGCAACGGCTCAAATTCATTTCAGTACATAGGCTCCTTGCCATCTGGAGCAACCAGCATACTTCCAATAATTACTGTTAGCCCTGCAGCCGGCGGTAACAGTAAAGAAGATATTGAAAGTATTCGATTTAATGCGCCCAATTCATTTGTTAGTCAAAACAGAGCAGTAACAGCAGACGACTACAAAACAATTATCGCTGCTAAATTTCCATCAACTCAAAGTATAGCTGTATGGGGTGGTGAAGATAATGACCCTCCTCAATATGGTAAAGCTTTCATTTGTGTAAAACCAAAAGATGCATTGTATTTAACGGCAGCACAAAAAGAAGAAATACTCAACATTGTTAAATATAAAAAGGTATTGAGTATTACTCCTGAGTTTGTAGATCCTGAATATATCAATTTAAGCCTAGATGTGTTGTTCAAATATAACAATACCAAAACCAATCTTTCAAAAGGCGAGCTTGAAGGAAAAATATACACTGCTGTTAATGATTTTGGTGTTGCATACCTTGAGTCATTTGATGGCGTATTCCGCCATTCTTCATTGTTAAAAACAATTGATACATACAGTCCTGCAATTTTAAACAGTTTGGTGCGTGTGTATGTATCCAAATCTTTTGTGGTAGATCCACAAAATCAGTCAGCAAATACTATATACTATGGCACGGCCTTGACCAATGATGAAGATGGTTATGTTATAATTTCTTCTTCATCATTTAATATCAATGCAACACAGTGTTATTATGGTGATGAAGCTATAGCTGGTGACCCAACATATCACAGAGTGTACGTTTATTATTTGGGCGCAGGTGGTCAGCGAGTAAAAATAACTAGTGATGCTGGTCGCATCAACCTTGTTACTGGAAAAGTTGAATTGGCTGAATTGTATGTTGATGGTGGAGAGCCACTAACAATCACATTAAACTTATTGCCAGCAAGCAATGATATTGCTCCTAAGAAAAATCAACTTATAAGAATTGATATGAATTTGGTAAATGTAACTGGCGAAGTTGACAGCATTGCAATTGGCGGAAGTAGCCGCTCGGTTGACTACAACACATTTAAACGAGATCGCTAAATCTTATGCTATTAAGTATTGCTAACAGCCGCCCACGAAACCTTGAAAGTGTACGTGCACAATCATTGTTTCCTGAAAATATACAATCAGGTGCAGCAAATATCATTGCATTCATTCAAGAGTATTACAACTACATCAATACAAGTGGGTTGCCTTCAGCGGAAATTGGCAGCATAATTACTGATAAAGATATTGATGTTGTAAGCAATAACTATCTTGATAGCATAGGCAATCTTATTGCAAACAATATACCCAACAGCACTTCTTTAGATAAAGTCGCATTGTATAAAATTATTGTAAAATATTACAATACTCGCGGAAGTGAAGATAGTATAACTGCATTCTTTAAGATATTCTTAAATGAAACTGTATCAATCTTTTACCCTAAAGAATACCTGTTTGCACCTTCAAGCGGTAAGATCAATTGGGATCCTTATGATGTGCCACCATTAGAAAGAACAACTCCGCCAGTCAACGGAGTGGCGGACACAATTACAGTTAACAATAGTGGCCTTGAAAATGTGATAATTGCTGATAATGACAATTCGATATTAACATTAAGCGATACCACAGCGCTAACATTAAATCCAGTCCTTGCTAGTGAAGGTGTTACTATAAACATCCCAACACTAACTTATACTGGATCATATAATGGGCGATTTGCATATACTAGTACTGGCACATTAACAAATTTATTACAGCAGCAGTATGCATTGTATTGGAATGGTGCAGTCGGAGCAGATCCATCTAGTATTGAAGCTAGATGGATTTTACGTGGAGGAGGTGGTAAAACTCTTGCTTTTGGCGGAGACTTATATGATGATGTGACGGGTAATTCTGTTGTCTTTGATACTTTAGTTGAAAGCGGAATTCAAGACGGAAGACCATTTTATACCAGCACAACTAACCCTTTGCAAAAATGTTATTGGAGCAGCGCCGCTGTTCGTTGGATTCTAAGTATAGATCAGGGAGGTTACACATTAACATGGATTTCTGATACCGACGAATCCTTCTATACTCCCGATCTTGTCCCAGAATGGTTTGAAAACGAAGACGCTATTGGAAACCCAACATTAAGCTTTACTGGTACTAATGCTGGTTACTGGACACCGAACCAACGCCCTCTTGGAAACAACCCAACGGCCCGCATCGGTACGTATATACCTGTGATTATGTCAACTGTTGGAACGGCAGTTTTAGCTCTAATAGATGGAGACACCAATGCTACACAACCAACAAATGGTAATCTTTATGCACGAACAGGAACCTTTCCAAATCGCACAGTTTATAAATGTGTTGATGATGGCAGTTTACCTGGGCATAGTATAATTTGGCAATTGCAAACCGAGCCTGAATGGCAGTATGAAGATCACAAAGGATTTGCGTCAGACTCTTATAAGATTCAGGATAGCAACTATTGGCAAAACTATTCATACGACATACAATCCAACAGCGATGCAAGCGTATGGCGCAATGCATTTTTAAAATTTGTTCATCCAGCTGGTTTAAAACTATTTACTTCGCTGCTATTGGAAATACAAAGTCTTAATGTTTGGGATTCGTTTATTTCATACGAATTGACAAACCTACAGGATCGTTACAGTTGGTTGAGTGCTTTAAATCCAACAGATACATATCAACGCCATACTCCAAAATACCAACCTGGCTGGTTGTCGATTGGCAATCTTGAATACATCTTTACTGCATTATTCGCTGAAGGTACCATATCATTATCGCGTGAAGTAATCATGGTTTTTCAATTCATACTGGCTTCGGTATATAGTGAAAGACAGCTAGTTAGCCAAGAGTATGATCTTAACGGAATAAAGTTTAGAGACCCATCATGTTTGGGTGATGGTTTTTTGGGTAGTGACCGAACAATCTCTTCAATGATCAATTCAGGTCTTGCAACAGTTATAGTTTCTTCTGTTATTGGAAGTGGAGCTGCAGGGCCAGTAGCAAGCGTTACCATTCTTAATGCAGGTGTTGGATATATTGTTGGTACTGGTAAAGTTACAACTGGTGGATCTGGAAGCAATTTTGCATTAAACATAACTGCGGTTGATACCAATGGAGGAATTACTTCTATATCAACGCCATTGAATACTGCTGGTTCCAATTATAAAGTTGGCGACATTCTTACACTTACCAATGGAGCATTTAATTATCTACATTCTTATGCTTATAAGATGTTGAATGTAGCATCAATTGTAAGAAGCGGACCAAACACTAGCAAAGCTACAACCGATGCGGGTGGAACTGGTTGTACTTTAAATATAGTTACAATTGGCACTGGTGGAGCAATTACTTCTCTTGCAGGAGCACCAACAGTTGCTGGCACTGGTTATGCTGTAGGCGACATTCTTACCATCAGTGGTGGCACAGTAGACAATCTTGCGCAAGCTATAGTAACAACTATTAGTGGAGGCGGTGCAAAGGGGCCAGTTACTGCAGTCCTTCTTATGACAGCTGGTTTAGGATACACAACTGGCACTGGCAAAGCTACAAGCAGCGTTGTTGGAACTGGTTGCATATTAAGTATAGCTGCGGTTGGCGCTGGCGGAGCAATTACTTCTCTAGTAACAAAGCCAACAGTTGCTGGCGCTGGTTATACAGTAGGTGACATTCTTACCATCAGTGGTGGCACAGCAGGCAATCTTGCAACAGCTACTGTAACAGCTACTGGTTATAGCGGAAGCGTTACTGCGGTCTCTATTCTTGCAGCTGGGTTAGGATATACAAAGAGCAACGACACCACACAAACCGATTTAATAACCAACTATCTACTCGTATAAATAGATTCAAATAATATAAAAATATGTCAGCAATTATTACAGACAACTTTCGCAGAAATAGTGCAAAATTATTTTTAAACGATATAGCCGGAGCCACCAACAACTATTACTTGGGAATTGGTAAATCTGACAAATGGCCTGATGCAGGGGCTGTAACAGAAGATGCTTCTGGTTATAATGTTGCTGCACCTGTTGGATCATTTAGTGATGGGTTAGAAGTGTTGAATAATGTTGCCACATTTAGCAAACTTGGAGCTAGCAATACAACACTAGTAATTCCAAACGTGCCATATGCTAATGGTAACAGATATAAAGCATATAACAGTTATGACAGCAGTTGCTTTTATGCAACTGGAAACCTGTTGCCATGTTATGCAACTACTCCAACTGGTATGTATCTTTGCTTAGCTAACAATTCTGGAGGTCTTACGGCCAGCGCACCATCTGATACATCTACATATATACCCGCCCAAGGTGGCGATAATTATGTTTGGATTTTTGTGCAACCTGTAAGTCAGCTTGGATCTGCATTCGTAACTGATCAATTTATTGAAGTAAGCCAGACTGCATTGACCAGTACAAACTTAGCTTTAAGTACAGCTCAAGGTGGAATATGTAGCCCAGTGTTTCACGTTGTGAATGGAGGATCTGGATATACTTCAACTCCAACGGTAAAGTTGCGCGGAAGTGATGGCTCTGGCAGCGCAACATATGATATAGCATTAACACCTACAGTTGTAGGCGGAGTTATTACAGGAGTTGTACACGCATTAGCTTTAGCAAGCTGGCCAAGAGGATTACAGGCTGCATCAGTAGAAATTACCGGCGGAGGTGGGAGCGGTGCAATTGTTGTTCCTGTTATTGCTCCGCGATTGGGATATGCTCACATCCCAGCTGCCGTTATGCCATCGTGGTATGCTGGTGTATCTGTTGATTTGGCTGATGGTATCAGCTCGGATAACTTTTATACTCCATATCGCCAAGTTTCAATTGTTCGCAATCCGAACACAACGGATACAACCGCAAATGCATTGCGATCACTTAATTTACCATCTGGTCATAGTGTTCCTTCCATTACTGGCGCTAATGTTTTGATAACTGATACTAGTGGAGTACCATTTGCAGTTGCTGATGCAGTCGTCGGAGATAAATTATATTTCCACCAAAATTACACTTCAGGCTTTAAAGAACTGGCAAATGCAAGTACTACTTTCCGTTTATCAACCACAGGATCTGCCACTTATACATACTCTACAATTTCTACTTCAGAATGTACATCAAACTTTAATGGCATTACTGGTGGAGATGGTATATATGCACGTACCGTTGGAGAAGTTGTATTTGTTGAAAATCGCAAAAAAATTACACGTAGTGCTGGTCAAACTGAAAAAATCAAAATAATCATTCAATTCTAATGCCAATTACAACAGACAACAATATATACCGCGATGATTTTACGGCTTCGAATGTAGATGCAAAAAATTATTTGCGTATCTTGTTTAAAGCAGGATACAGTGTTCAGGTTCGTGAATTGAATCAAATGCAGAGCATACTGCAAAACCAAATCAATAAATTTGGTCTGAGCGTATGGAAGGATGGAGCTGCAGTTATTGGTGGCAGTTGTACATATGACCAAACCATTCAATACATTGATGCTACGGTTACTGGTACTAATGTATCAACCGCAATCCTTGCATCAACTAACATACTACCTTTTAATGGATTAGCTGCAAGTATATTGGGTGTAAAAAGTTTAGGCGTAAGCGGTGCATACCGCATATTCCTGCGCTACAATAATAGCGCAACTGGTGGTGTAGTTGCAGCATACTCTATCAGCAATGCTTTAAGCACAAACAATGCATTGAATGTTGCTGTCACAGCAACTGGTTATGCAGCTGGCATATTTCTTTCAAAAGGAGTATTCTTCACAAAAGGAAGTTTTGTTGCAACTGATGCACAAAGTGTTTTCTTTACGCTAGATACTAAAGATGCTAGTGTAAACGGTAAAGCTTACCTTTACGTAGCTGAAACATTTGTTGACTATACAACTGATGCATCATTAACAGACAATGCAAATGGTACTCCCAATTATAATGCTCCTGGCGCTGATCGTTATGCTGTAGATTTGACATTAACCTTTGAAGCGGACGGGAGTGCAGCCAACACATCAGATAAAATTTCTCTGTTGACAGTTGTTAATAGCGTACCTGCGGTAGCAATGCGCGATCGTTATAGCGATCTAGACCGTCAACTTGCACAACGCACATATGAAGAAAGCGGAAGTTATACACTCAATCCGTTTAGAACTCACATTCGCGAATTGTATAACAATGGCAGCAACTATGGTCGTTATGTTAGCTCTGAATTGGATAAAGCTGGTTATAGTATTAGTGCAGGCGACTTGCCAGCTAGCATAGCTGACGCACAAACGCGCTACAGCTTGGGTATTGATCCGTCGGTTGCCTATGTGTATGGCTACCGCGTTGCACCACTCGACAAGAACGAATTGAATGCTCCTAAGGCACGCACACTTTCAGAATTGACACCAGCCAATACATATGCGAACATTGGAAACTATGTGATTGGATCTTTTGAGTCTGGTTCATACTTGCCCATCATCACAGAGATTAGTAGTACATATGCTATAAATGCAACTTATGTATCAAAAACATATGGTAGTACAAATTATACTAATACTTCTAGAACTAGTTTAGTATTACCAAATGTTACTGGTTTAACCGTTGGCATGATTATGTATGGCCCAGGAGTTGGTCTTAATGCTGGTGTTAAAATTCTTACAATAGATTCAGGTACAAATACTGTAACATTTGCAGCAACAACAATTACAGTTGCTTCAGGTAACATATTGAGTTTTTCAGTTGGTACTTGTAAGATTAAAGCCGTTGAAGTTGAAGGTGCATCAACATATCGCTTGTATCTATATGACATCACTATAACCACAAATGCCGGATTTAATTTGGCTGACATCGGCAGCATTTGGAATGCTGCTGCTACACCTGTTAAATTTACAGTAGCAACCGGAGGAGCACTCGCCTTTGCTAGCAATGATACTGCAGTATTCAAATTGCCATTTGATGCAGTAAATAGTCTGACCAACATCAGATACAATATTTTACACACTGCAAGCGGTACTGTTACAAGTACTACTACAATTGCTTTAACTGTGACTAGCGGGCAACGCGAATTTTCTGATTTAACACCAAGCAATATAATCTTATTTGTTGCCGGCGTTAAAACTGTAGTAAATAGTGTGTCTGGAAGCGGCTCAAGCATTACATTAAATTTTGATGCTGTTGCTGGCGGCGCAGCCTATACTGTTATTATACCAGTCAATGTTGGCATTGGAACAGGAGGCGATGGTGTGATGACAAAGACTCTTACATCACAAACAGATACGCAAACTGCAACTTCTGGTCAAACTGTATTTACTCTTTCTAAAGCAGAAGTGTTTAGCCTAACTAGTGTTACTGTTGCAAGCGTTTCCACACCTCTTAGTGACTGGGTTATTAGCGATGATGGTCAACGTGACAATTACTTTACAAATGTTAAGCTGCGATATGTTGGTAAAAAATCATTTACAACTGATAGTATATCCTTTGTTTATAGGTATTTTGCAAGAACTGGCGGAAGCGCTTGTGCTAGTGTCAATAGCTATTTGCCAAGTGCAACCAATGTTACTGCCGGTTTAACATATTCAACTATACCATCATATAATGGCGTTCGTCTTACCGATTGCATTGACTTCCGTCCAGTTATACTTACTGGTAGCACTGGTGTTGTAGATGTATTAAATCCTTACAGCAGCATAAGTGCGGCTGCAAATTATTATTTGCCTAGAATTGACAAAGTGTGTGTCGATTATAATGGAAACTTTGAAATTACACAAGGCAATGCGGAATTGAATCCACGTGTTCCTGAGACACCGCCCAAGTCGATGGCTCTATATACATTAGCGGTTCCAGCATATACACACAATGCTACTGATATTGTTTCAACATATATTGATAACCGCCGCTATACTATGCGAGACATTGGCGGATTGGAAAGCCGCATTAAGAATATCGAATACTACACTACACTATCATTGCTTGAAAAATCAGCAAATGATAAGCCAATTTTTGATAGCACTGGCAGCCGCTTTAAGAATGGTATATTGGTGGATTCATTTTATAATAACAATACTGCAAACATTGCCAGTGAGGCTTACGCGGCTTCAATTGACATTACAAAAGGTATACTATACCCACAGTATTCTTCTCGTCGCTTTGACTTCAAAAAAGTTGACAACACACTATCTTCAATTAAGATTAACAGCAATACCGCTACTTTATCATATGCTGAAACTCCGCTAATCTCTCAATCATATGCTACTGAATATGAAAGTGTTAATCCATATGATCTTGCATCCTTTGTTGGTAATGTTACACTAACACCCGGCTCCGACGAATGGAAGGAAGTAACAAATACTACGGTGTATGCTGCGCTCAATACTGCAAATTATGATACAGTAAAAGATACTGCAGTGTTGGGTACAATATGGAATGAATGGACTACAAATTGGACCGGTTCTACAGTCACAAGGAGTGCACCACATACGGTCCGCGCTCCTGACGGTGTGATCCGTCAAGCTGTTATAACTACTGAATCAGGTAGACAATCAAGAGTTGGACTGCAAACACAATTAAACTTTACTGATATTACACAAAACAACGGTGAACGAGTAGTTGATGTTACTTTTATTCCATTTATTCGTTCACGTAAAGTTTATTTTAGCGCAACCGGTCTTAAGCCAAATACAAAGGTATATCCATTCTTTGACGGCATTGATATAAGTGCATACTCAATGCAATTGGCTAGCATCGTTGATTATAAAAATAGTGCTGAAGTAAAAACTTATAACGGTATCAGTCCAGCCAATACAGCGCTTTCAACAATTGGTATTGTCACTTCAGCGCTGATAACAAATGTTGCTGGTGAAATTAAAGGAGTGTTTCTTATTCCCAACAATGAAGTTTATAAGTTTAGGACTGGTTCACGCTCATTCCGTTTAGCTGATAGTTCTCGTAACTTACCTAGCGAAATCACGACATATGCAGATTCAAATTATGCTGCAAATGGATTAACACAAACAAACGAAACACTAATAACAAGTACTCGTATTCCTCAATTATCTCAAACAAGAGTTGATGAATCGAAAGCTGTAAGTAGAGTTACTAAAGTACAGTACGTTGATCCACTTGCACAAAGTTTCATGATTGGTGACATTGAAACCGGTGCTTTTGTTACAAGCCTTGACCTGTATTTCCAAAGCGTCAGTGCTACTTTGCCGGTCACCGTTGAAATTGTCACAGTTGAAAATGGTACGCCTACACAAAAAGTAGTACCATTCTCACAGGTATCGCTTAATCCTTATACAATTGACGGAAGCGGCGCATATACAACTACACGGGTTGTTCAAATCAGTGAAAATGGTAGCGCAGCTACACGATTCACGTTTAGCGATCCTGTGTATCTAAAAGCTGGAGCTGAATATGCAATTGTTGTAAAATCAAATGATCCTGCATACCGCATGTATGTTGCGCGCGTCGGTGGAACTGACCTTGCTACATCTCAAAAGATTACAAAGAATGTATATGCTGGTGTTATGTTTATGAGTCAAAATGCTAGTACATGGACTCCAGATCAAACACGAGACTTTAAGTTTGTGCTTAATCGCGCAGCGTTTGTTGGTTCAGGTTCACTGCAATTTAAACCGACATTCTCTACTGGTGTTGAAAGTGTAACAATTAGCGCGGGTGGTAGCGGCTTTACTCAAGCTGGAGCAAGCATGACTTTTGCTGCACCGGCTGGCGGTGGTACGACTGCAACAGGTGTGCCAACAGTTGATATATTAACAGGATCAATTGTCAGCGTAAGAGTGACTAACGCTGGCAGCGGTTATGCATATAATGAAAGCCCAACACTAACATTTGCTAACACAACAGGAAGTCCTGTAGCTCCAACAGCAACAGCTAACCTACTGAATGTTCCAGTTACTACATTCAATTTAGCTCAAGAGAATATAACTGTTGAAGGTACTGGTATAACCAACACACTTACTCTTGGCAATTTGACTCCAATCATAATTAGTCCTAATGAAAATTACGACTTAAAAACTGCTTTTTCAGTGAATCTTTCAACTGCACTAAACACAAGTATGACAACGGTGTTGTCAACTAGCAGTGATTATGTAAGTCCAGTGATTGATTTGGACCGTGTATCATTGCTTACTGTTAAGAATGAAATCAATGCATTGGCTGACAACGATACAACCGAAACGACAGCCGACAAAGGAGCTGCAACTTCTCGTTACCTAACAAAAACAGTAAATCTTAACAATCCAGCTGATCAGTTAAATATTTACATCAATGCAAATCGCCCAACTGCAGCTGCAAAAATTACACTGTATGCAAAATTAGCATATGATGGTGCAAGTGCAACTCCGACAAGCTGGGTTAAGATATCACCAGTGAATGCAATTCCTGTGTCGAGCAATTCTGAAGAATACACTGAAGCAGAATATACGCTGTCAAGTTCAGCAAATGATTTTATTGGCTTTACCATTAAAATTGTATTTTCATCGGACAACCTGTATGATGTTCCATCAATACGCGATTTCCGCGCTATTGCTACAACCGGAGTATGAAGATAAAAGTAAAGGATAGTACGGCATTGGAGCGCGATGTGGGTAGCAATGCAATCATCAATGTTGATGGCTCTGCATATGCGGCTGTGCTTGCTAAGCGCAAAGCAACCGCTGAA